AGTGCTTGTGCAGCTTCGCCTTGGATCCCGACGGCTCAGGCTTGAAGTCGAAGCGGTACTGCGCTTCGAGCGTGGCGTTGTCCGAGTACCAGGCGAGCGCGTCGAGGTCGAACCAGCACTCGCCGGTGTTGATAAAGGCGTCCTCGGGCGAGCGCGGGTACTGCTCGGCGCGGTCGGCCGACGGCAGCGCCTTGGCGACGTTCTCGTACCAGCGCTCGTCGCGGTCGGGGTGCAGCGACCAAGGCAGGAAGTGCACGTCGATCCCGTACGCCTCGCCGTTGACGTACAGGTGATGGAAGAAGTTGCCCTCGCCGGTCTGCTCGTTCGAGACGCCGTTCGCCGTCGAGATGACGATGATCTGCCCGCCGTTGTCGGCAGTCGGGAACATCGCCTTCCACGAGTCCCTTGCATACTCGTGTCGCGCGTATTCATCGAGCAGGACGAGCGTGGCGACCTCGCCGTGGCCGGCACGTCTGGTCGAGGGAAGACCGACGCACGAGGAGATGCGCCCGTCCTTGAAGGTGAACTCGATCAGCGTCGAGGGTCGTGCGCCGCGCGACGGCTTCGTGATCTCGCACTCGAAGCGCAGGTGCTCGGGGAGCGAGTTGAACATGTCGAACATGCGGTTGACGACCTTGATCGCCTCGTCCTCGTTGATCGAGACGACCAGGACGCGCGTCCCCGGCTTGGTCAAGAGCTTCCAGAGCGCGTAGCCGACGGCGAGCCAGGTGATGCCAAGCTGCCGCGCCTTGAGCACGAGGTTGAGCGGGTGACCGATCCAGTCATCGAGCGTCTGGCGCTGCCAGAACCAGCCCGCCTCGGGATCCTCAAGCTCGAAGGAGAAACGCTCGCCGGTCCGCGAGTCCACGCACTCGACGTGCTCAAGCAGACCGGCCGGGTGCTTGATCGCGGCAGCGCGTTCGTTCAGCCGTCGCGCGTACTCCTTCTTGAACGCATCGAGGACCTCGGGACTCGGGTCAGCGAGCGATGTCTTCGTCGGCACCGCTCACCAGGGCTTGCACGTCCATGGGCTCCAATCCCTTCCCGAGTCGATGAAGTAGCGGTAGGCCGCGCGGGCTTGCGCCCAGGCGTTCCAGGCGTGGCCGTACCGCGCTCGCGCGAAGCTGCCCATCTGGAAGAGGCCGAGGTACTGGCCGTTGTGTGCGTAGATCGAGAAGCCCGACTCGCACCGCGCAACGCGCAGCGCCTGCGAGCAGTAGCGAGGACCGAAGACACCGCAGATGATTCGCGTCGTCGTCGTCTGACTTGCTGCCTTCGCGCTCGCCGCGATGGCGAGCACACCAAGGAACACTGCTACGAGCACGGTTGCTGAGCCACGGCTCACGCCTACCTCCGAGGTCGCTGACATGACCGCCGTTGGAGACGGCGTTCAGGTCGTGCGACTACGGATGGGGACCGTCTCGCTCGGCTACTTGGGGACTAGCGCTTGCGCCGCTTGCGCGACTGGCCGGACTGCGAGAGCGCAATCGCGACCGCCTGCTTCTGAGACTTGACGATCGGCCCCTTCTTGGAGCCGGAATGGAGCGTCCCAGCCTTCCACTCGTCCATCACCGTCTTGACCTTGGCCTGCTTGCCGGCCTTGGTCGTCGGCTTCTTGCGAACCATCAGTACGCTCCTTTACAGGCGAGAGCTTTGGCCGTCGGCTGTAGCAGGGATCCCGTACTGGAAACGGCCACTACTTCGCCTTGCCCTTGACCTTCTTGAGGTTCGGGTTGCGCTTCTTCGCAGCCTTCGATGCATTGCGTGCGCTGGCAGCGAGGATTGCGCCGGCGCGGTCCTTCGAGATCCCTTGCCGCTTCGCGATCTGGTTCTGCGCCGCCTTGAAGCCCATGCCCTTGCGTGACTTCGCCATCGTTCCTCCTAACCGGCCGCGTTCGCGATGCCGGACATCTGTGCTTCGAGCTTCGCGATCCGCGCGTCGTGGTCATCGAGCCGCACGTCCTGCTCGGCGTCGTGCTCATCGGGCGGCGTCGGCTCGGGCGGTGTCCCGTTGATCCCGAGTTCCTCCTTCGCCCAGTCGGGCAGGACAAGGTCCCCGACCGTCCGCGCGTCCGCGCCGGTCAACTGGCGCGAGCTACTCGACTGGTAAGGGCCGCTCCAACCGGGAGCCTGGTAGGTCGCGCCCCACTGCTTTTCGAGCAGCGGCCGGTCGCTGTAGCAATCCTCCAAGGTCGCGCCGATCTGCGAGAGCGTCATGCGAACCTTGAAGGTGACGTTCGGCCCGCCGTGCGAGTCGCGCAGGATGTACGGCCCGCCCTCCCACCATTCGCCCTTCGTCTGCGTCCACCACTTGCCGCTCGGGTCCTGCGCCCGCTGCAGGTTGGTGATCGGATCCTGGTTCATCACTTCGGCCGCGTCGAGCCAGTGCTTGATATAGCCGGTGTGCTTGGTCGTCCCGTCGCCGCGCCCGAAGCGGATCTCGGCCAGGTCGGTCACCCACTTGCCACGCGGCCAGTCGGTGAGCGGGAACTCCTTCGCCTTCGAGCCGTTCGCGTCGTCGGTCACCTGCTCGACGTGCTGCGTCCACTTGTGCGGGGTGTGGTAGTCGAGGTTCCAGGCGATGGCCGAGACGCCGTTGCCGAAGCCCCAGCCGATGCCGCCGCCCCACGGTCCCTGGCCGACATCGTGCGGCGAGTTGTGCATGTTGATCGCCGTCCAGCCGGCACCTGTGTCGGCGTAGTCGCTCGGCAGCCAGAACTGCTTCAAGCAGTAGACGGTCTCGAACTCGTTCGCGAGATCGAGCAGGCGGTTGTAGGCCATGAGCCAGTGCGCGGCGCGGTTCGAGCCGGGGTCGGTCACGCAGCCCGGAGGCAGCGTCACTTCGTAGGTCGGGATCTCATCCGCGTTCTTCGGTCGGACGGCAGCGACGTGCTGCCAGTCCGGCTCGATCCCGAGCTCGCCGAAGAGCGGATCGTCGTGACTCGGATGCGGGGCTTCGATCTTCTTGCTCACGGAATCAGTCCTTCCCGTAGTGCGAGGGCGACTGCGTGCGCGGTCGTCTTCGCCCGGAGCTTGTACTTGGCGAGCCGCAAGTGCGTCTGCACGCTCTGGTAGCCGATCCCGAGCATCTCGGGCATCTCGTGCGGGTCGAGACCGGCGGCGGCGCAGCGGAGCACGTCGAGTTGCCGACGCGAGAGCTTGTCGTTGACGACGGCCTTCCACATCCCGAGCATGCGCGGATCGACCTCCGGCATCTCGGCGATGTCGTGCAGCAGCCGGTCGTACCAGTCCGACTCCTGGTCGTCGCGCATCCGGTCGAGGATCTCGTTCGCGTCGTAGGTCATGTCAGCGTCACCGGAACGACGCGCATCCAGCGAAAGCCAACGTCGCCAACTGTGCTAGAGGCGTTGTTCTGTCTGTACTGCATCTTCAACACCTGCGAAGCACCAGCCATCGTGACGCGCCGTTGCCGTGCCGATGACCCGCCGCCGTTTTGGTTGGTGCCCGAGGCGGGAACGTTCTGGAAGACGACGACGGCGTCAGCGTCGGCAGGCACCGACCCGTTGTTGCTGAGCGAGGCATAGATTTGGTACGCGCTGGCCGTGCTCCCGCCCGTCGAGCGAAAGCCGAACGAAACCTCATACAGACCTGCACGAGGCAACGTCAGCGAAGGGCCTGCGGTCGCGCAGTCGCCATAGGCAGTGTTATTGCGGTACTCAACTGCATCGACCTCGGAGGTCAGGTTGGAGCCGCCGAGGAAGATCCACTTGCTCGTCGCCGCGTTCCACTGCAAGAGCCAGGCGTAAGTCGGGGCCGACGTGCTGTCTACGAGGATGAACTGCGTCCCGTCGGTCACGCTGCCCGCGACGTAGGTACCGCCGCCGACGTTGTCCCACACGCCGACGTTGTCGTCCATGCCAATCCCGATTGCGCCAGCAGCGTTGAGCGGCGAGGAGGAGTCGGTCGCCGTCGGGATGACCGTCCAAGCGCCGCTGTGCTTGTAGTAGGCGGTCAACGTGACGGTGCCGGTGCCGGTGACGCGGAAGTAGAGCGAGTCGCCAGCGACGAGCGTGTAGCCCGCGTAGGTCGAGCCGATCTGCGTGAACGTCGTGCCCGCCGTCACCTTGTAGAAGCGGAAGCCGGTCCCCGGCGTGTAGATCAGCGCGTAGCAGGTCGTCGTTCCGGCGACACCAGGACTGGTAATCCGCGCAT